AAAAGAAGAGATCGCCTATCTCAAAGATACCCTAGACCCCAGAACATTCAGACAAATGTTCGAGATTGATTGGAACGTGCCAGGGAATGCCCTAGTTTACGAGCAGTTTGACGAAGCAAACCTAGCCAGGGGATTCGTCCCCGAAGCGAAGCATGAAATTTATTGTGCCATTGACTGGGGATTTGCCCACGACATGGCCTGTCTTTTTTTCGCGTATGATAGGGCAAATGATCGGGTGACTCTATTCGACGAGATCGTCTCCTCTCGCATGACTCTCGATCAACTTTATGATCGGATCATGGCAAAAGGTTATCCCATCAAGGAATGGATTTGTGATAGCGCTGGAGGACAGACAAGGGAGCAGTCGGGTAAATCCAATATCTTTTGGTTTCATGAAAAGGGGATAGTCTTAAAAAGGAGAAGAACCTTGATCGTTGATGGGATCCCTATAGTCCGTTCGTATATACGAGATGGGAAAGGTCGGGTAAAGTTTTTTATCGACGAAACACGGTGCCCAAAGTCCATTGATCAATTGAGAAACTATTCATATCCTGAGAAAGATGGCACTCTCACTGCGGAGAAACCTGTCAAAATTGATGATGATTGCCCCGATGCAATCCGTTACTTTTTTGTTAATATCTTAGATAAACGAATTCAAAAGAAACCAAAAGTATCCTCTTTTATGTAATGAAGGACGCAAAATGCCAGACCTCACTAAAGAATTTATTAAAGAAAAGCTGGAGATGATCAATTCTCAATCATATAGAGTCCAGAGAGATGCTGACCTAAAAAGGTTTCAGATATTCAATGGGAATCTTTATCCCGCAATGAAAGAAGCGATCCTTGAAGAGTTTAAGAAAGTGGAGACAGTCGAGGCATTGTGCCGCCGCATGGTGCCGATCAATATCATTAGAAAGATCGTAACAAAGCTCGCTGGCCTTTACGTTGAGGCCCCAATTCGGGAGGCTTCTGACGATAATGAAAGCGATCAAGTAATGATTGATCTGATCGAGGACTCGGCAAGTCTTAACTCCAGAATGAAGGAAGCGAACAGATATTTTAAGCTCTGGAAGCGAAACCTCATTGAGCCTTTTGTGGATGATTTTGGCATGATAAGAGTAAGAAATCTTCCCAAGCATTGTTATGAGGTATTTTCTCACTCCTCACTCTCTCCAGAGATACCCGACACAATTGTGAAGATTCTTAAATGTGATCCGGCCGAACCCACAAAATGCGAATACAGTTTTTGGACTGATCAAGAGTTTAAGATCGTAAATGGGAACGCAGAAGTGTTAATGGACAGAATGATGGCAATGAATAATCCAGACGGGATCAATCCCTATGGTGTGCTGCCATTCGTGTATATCAATGAAGCATCTTATTCGGTCAACCCATTGCCAAATGACGACCTCCTGAGACTGGCGACACTGATCCCAATCCTGCTGTCAGACCTCGCATTTGCTTCAAAATACCAGACATGGGGAATCATTTTCACTATCGGTTATGATGGGGATCTTCCAGTGAATCCCAACTCTGTTATCTCCCTTCCTTTTGGGCCTGACGGAGAGAAACCCGAGATCGGTACGGTGAAACCAGAGTTTTCAATGGACTCTGCTCTCTCCTATATTCAAGCATTGATCGATTTCCTTTTGACTACCAACAACCTATCGACAAATGCGATCCATGGGCAGCTCAACGCTCAATCCCCTGCAAGTGGGATCGCTAAGGCGCTGGACGAAGCAGAGAGTACCGAAGACAAGAAGGATCAACAGGACTATTTTCTCAACGCCGAATATGAGCTGTGGGACAAGCTGGCAAATAACCTTTTGCCCACTTGGAAAGAGCAGGGAGCACTCAATCCAAAATTTTTCAAAGGTTTTTCAGACGGCTTCGAGATCACTGTGATCCTAAAAGAACCTAGAATCTTTACCTCTGAGAAAGAGCTTATCGAGATCGCTAAGATGAAAATTGATAATGAGTTAAGCACTCTCAGAAGAGAGCTTGAAGTGCTTTATCCATCAATGACTCCTGAGCAAATCGAAAAGCTTGAAAAAGAGATCGATGAGGCCAAGGCAAAAAAACGGAAAAGAGAAATCGACTTAATGGTCGGATCAATGAAGCCGTTTGATCAAGACGAACAAAACAATGACGATATGGACATGGAAGACGAGGAAATGAATGGCCGAGAGGGTTAGATATTCCATCAATCTCAAGAAGGCGTTTGACTCTGCTTTTGCATCGAAGACAAGAGACGTAAAAGCGGCGCTCAGGCCTCTGCTCAAAAAGTCTGATCTTAAAAGGCAGATAGGCCGAAAGGTTATTGAGGAGATCAAGAAAAGAACCCAAGAGAAAAGCGTGGATCGAAATGGTCGTCCATTCCCAAAGTATTCCGAATCTTATAAGAAGAGTTTGGCGTATCAAGTTTATGGCAAATCGAGCAAGGTCAACCTAACCTTGTCTGGCGAGATGATGGCCTCAATGGTGGCCAAAACCGATTCCCCTCTTACTATCGATATTGTGATGGCCGATCAAGCGAACAATGACAAAGCGCATGGCAATATCACTGGAAGTTATGGCCGACCAAGTGGCAATTCTGCGAAGGCCAGAGACTTTCTAGGACTGCCAGACGAAGACTTGCAAAAGATCGTAAGAGAAGAGGTCAACCGATATTCCAGAAGCTCAACCGCATTCGACCTAGAAGCGCTTGTGGAGAGTTTTGCAACTTCGCAACTTGCGAGGACAACAACCGGAACCGAAGCAATCGATTTTCTAATCGAAGGATTTGAGGACTTTTAAATGCCGAACATACCTAACCTAGATAGGATTATCACGATAGCGACTATGAAGTCGGTTTTAGAACCGCTTGGATTGTTGGCAAAAGATGTCGTGGTGAAGAGGGTTAAGTCAGGATATGGGTTAAGTCCAGGCTTCTCAAAAGTGAAGCTCAAGGCGCTATCTAATTCTTATAAGGAATGGAGATCCGGCAAGGCCGTTTATTTCCAGAAGGGCGGCAGTCGGATAAGGATCAGTAAAGAGAAGTGGAGAAGCATCTCTGAGCCAGTCTTAGGAGAGTTTGGATCGCCTTCGAGGTCGAACCTGACGCTTACTGGCCAGCTCTTAGAATCGATTCAAAGCAGAATAAATGATAGTGGCAAGGTTGAGCTTTTTATCCCTGATACAGTAAGGAAGGGGATCAGGTTGAAAAATGGAAAGATCATTCCAAACAGAGCAAGGGTGACAAATGCCCAAGTGGCCAAATATGTCCAAGAGCAAGGCAGGGACTTCTTTAATTTTACGGACGGTGAGATCAGGATCTTAACCGATGAATATCAAAAACTCATTAACGAAGCGATTGAGCGCTTCAATTTCTAAGGAGTGAATATGAACGACGAAGTAAAAGCACCAGAGAATCAGGGCCAAGAGAATCAAGAGGCCCCAAATCCTTCCGACCATATCCAAAAACTGCTCAAGGAAAAGCAGAACTGGCAGTCAAAAAGCCGTACGCTGGAAGAGGAGAATGCGATAATCAAAGCGAAGCTCAAGGAAAAAGAGGAACTAGAACTGATAAATCAGAAGAAATATCAGGAAGTGGCCGAGATCAAAAAGAAAGAGGCCGACGAGTGGAAGCAAAAATACGAGCAGACTGAGCAGCGGATTGTCACCGCTACGAAAGCAAGTGCAGTAAAAGCAGAGCTTTTAAAGATGGGATTGAATCCACAGTATGCGGCAGAGATGATCAAGCTTGCCGATCTCAATTCTCTGCATTACGATGATGAAAGTAGAGTTGTGACTGGTACAGAAGAAGTGGCCAAATCTCTGTATGAAAAATTTCCTCCTCTTTTCGGAAAAGGAAAGCCTGGAGTCAGTCACGATGCCCCGCAAGGAGGAGGTGGCCGCCTCACCATGCAGGAGTGGAAAGCTCTACCAAGAGAGGAGCAATTGAAGCGTGAGCCGGAGCTTTACGCTACCCTTGGGATCTCTCGAACCAAATAAGCTCACCAGAGGGAGCGCTTCCGTAGTACCAGAGGACTCGGAAAATAAGAGAAAATTTTAATAACTTTTATTTTTGGAGTCATTATGACTGACGTTGTTAACGGCGCGACAGAACTCGCCAATTTTATCCCCGAAATTTGGTCTGCTAAAATGTATCCCGAGTTGAGAAAATCACTCGTCTTCGGCTCTATCTTTAACCGTGATTATGAGGGAGATCTCAATAATCTGGGCGATAAGGTGCATGTGAATCAAATCAATGCCCCTGCTGCTGAGGTTTTGACAAGCGACAAGGACACCTATTCGACTTCTCTGTTGGAATCAACTCAGATCGATATCGTCGCTGACAAGCGAATCTCTGCTGCCTATCAGTTTTCTGATTTGGCAAAATTGCAGTCCATGGCATTTGAGGCAGAAGCTCAAGCAGCTTTGATTTATTCTCTTCAATTGAAACTTGAGCAACTTTTGATTGGGATTCTTGTCCCCATCGATGGCACTCCAGATCATGATATCGCTCCTGCCACTCCAGGGTTGATGGCGGCCGCCGATTTGGCAAATGCTAGGACTCTTTTAAGTAAGGCAGATGTTCCCATGGTTGATCGTTATTGGATTGGATCTCCGTCTTACTACGGTGATTTGATCACAAATACCACGATCGCAAG